CGTTAAGCCATCTGCATATATTTCGTGATTAAAGTTATCCCATCCATGCTTTACTATTGCGCTAAAGAAATGATTGTTTCTTCTATACCCCAATCCGTTGCGACATCTTCTTTCAATAAGTTGCTTTGTAATTCCTATGTATTTTTTACCCTCTGGAGAAGTGTGAATATACACGCAAAATTTGCTACTCATTAAACACCCCCTAAAATGGAATCACATCATTTATCGTTGTTTCTTTCCCTAAGTCCGAATACTTGATTTTGTTTTCTCGCATGATCATTTCTGTGTCGAAATCGTCTTTATACGCCTTATAAAGTCGATTGAATTTATCAAGCGACATATGCCCGATTTCTCGCTCAGAGAATCCCATTTTCTTGCCTTTGAATAATACCCACGCAAAATCTATAGGTTCTGGTTCTACGTGGTCGTCAAGTTTTTTTCTTCACCCGATAAATCACCTGTCGTATTACCGGGTGTTTTCCCCTTGCCCGATGTTAGCGAAGTGATTGTTTTTATGCTTTCAGCGAATCCTAATGACGATATGATCCTGCCTACCTGCTTATGTGTTACGAACGGAACCTTTTCAGTCCGCTCTTCATTTTCCATGTCAATTCCTTCGTTGATGAATTCCTGAAATGTCCAAATAACATCTTTTATCTGTGCCTCGCTATCATCATCAGGCTCCATCGCTTTGCTCCACTGATCAAGTGTGCCGAATTTTTCCTGTATTATTTCAATGACATTCATTGTAAATGCTATCGGATATTCTTTGTCTCCTGCTTTTATGTGTGATAATTTATCTATCATACCGCTCTCCCTCTTAATAAATAGAGCCGGGCATTTCTACCCGGCTCCCTGTTCTAATAATTATGATGTCTTAACAACGATGATTTCTGTTGTCTGTGACTGTTTCCCTGCTTCCTGTGCAATGAGCGTGAGTTTCTTTGTTCCGATTGCCATTTCGATTGCGGATGATGCCTGACCGCTGATGATATTTTGCACAAACACGCCATCAACCAATAGTTGGATGATATGCGATGCTGCTGTCGGAGTGACTGTGACCGATGCGGCAGATACGCCGCCAAAGGTATAGTATCTTATAGCAGCGCCAAATGCCGGTGATAATGTTCCGCCTGTTCCAGCTAATGATAATGCACTTAAACCAGTAGATGCATCTACAGGGATTCCTGCTTTGGTATTCAAGTATGCGATTGCGTCTGCTTCGAGCGTAAAGGATTCTTCTTTTTTCCAGTCGCCGGAAGTGTCTGTCAAAATCGTTCCGTCCAAAGAGTGTGTGCCGAATGCCAACGATTCTTTTTTTGTTTCGTTGTTGTCTGCCGGTTCTGAAAACTGCACTTTTGGAAGCCATATCGCACGATATGATACGACATTGTCAATCAGTTCTGCACCATAGAATCCGAATCCGACATAAGGATAAGCGTCTGCTTGGTTTGATGTGATTTCGTTTCCGACAACGACATGTCCCAACAAAAGTGATTTGTCGGTTTTTGTCATATTGGTAGTATCAACCGTGATTGTTCCTTTTTTGAATGATTTGTGGCTCTCTGCGATGCCATCATCGCCGTAAAGCTGAATATCATTCATTTCGATTTTAACATCAGCCTTAATACCTTTACCAAGCACTCCAGATGATGTTCCCTTGTAGACAGGATATTTTAATCCTATTTTTGCCATTTATGATTCCTCGCTTTCTGATGCTCCGGATATCGAACACTGGAACACCACATGGTTTGTTTTTGTTTCTGTTTCGTATAGGCTTGTGACTGTCGGATAAGTGAATCCGGCTTTAAATAATTTAAATCTGATTTGTCTTTTGACCGACATGAAATCAAATGTGCCCGGTGCAAATAAGTGCACCTGAATGTATGCTGCGTCGATAATCGGTTTATCATCTGCGTATTCAATCGCCCGGTCATCCTCATAGTTAAACGTAATATAGGTCGTTGCGGTTCCGCTATAGTTTAAAAAGGCAACAGGATATCCCAATGAGGCTAATGTCGTTTTTACCAGTGCATTAACGTCCATCCAATACCTCCTGTTCGAATATCTCCTGCATTTTTCTTTCGACTTCGCCGCTTGCTTCTGATTCCAACATAGCATTGGTCAGTATTGGCGTTGGCGCTTGGTTCTTCGTTCCCCATTCCATGTATGCCAGTTTTTCAGCGTTCCGAATCGGCACTTTTCGCTCACGAGTAACTCCGTTAGCATCTATATATTTGGTCGACATCCCAGTCGGAGCGACAAAAACATACCATCCCCACTTATTGATTGATGGCTTTGCGACTCGCATCGATTTCATTAATTCATAAGTTCCGACATGCTTGTTTAACGCCCTACCGACATTCCTCGAAACGATTACGATTGCACCCGACAGCATCTTTGGCGCTATCTCGTCGATGTTTGCCATTTTCTGCATCATGCGCACGAATTGCGGATCAACTTCAAAGGTAAATGATGCCATATTTATACCGCCTTACAGTTCAGCTCTATTATCCCCAACCCTTTTTGATATGCTCTGACAATGTCATAAACATCTTCCCCTTCAATAACTTGTATTTGATTACCCCAGTCTTCAACGTGAACTTCGTAAACTTGCGTCACTTTAATCCCACCATTATTTGCTGCATAAAATTCTGATCGTGAAACAGATTTTTTGTTTGCCCACACCAATATATCTATAGGTACTTTAGTTGGAAATCCGTTTGCGTCAATTCCAGGAGTTATTCTGCGAAGTGATATTAAATCCGAATAATACATTTTATACCTCCTCAACCGTATATAGCCGGCATCGCCGTAACTCGTCCTTCTGCTCAAGATAGTCTGTTTTATTCGCCTCTGCATCTTCATTTGATAGTCCGAATTTCCACCTTGCAAAAGACCGGACAGCCCCTAGTATGAGACTGTCCGATTCGTCATTTGCTTTTGTTGATATTATTCCGACTTTTATGAGGTCAAGGCGGCACTCTTCGATGATGTCAGTCAGTTCCGCATCGACATCAACTGATGTGTTTCTGCGCACAGCACGTCTGATTTTGGTTAAATAACCTGCTCCTACCGCCATGATATGCCTCCTTAAATAATAAGATAAATGTCGAGTATGGTTGTGCCATCCGGTGTGCCGTTCATGGCGAAAGTGTTGGAACAGAGAACCGTTCCGCTATTCGCAACGGTGCCGCTGTCATCTGCGTTGTTGAACAGGTTCGCAAGAACCAGCTCATCGGCGGGAATCTTATAGGGAATGCCGATAACCTTACCCCATCCAACATTGACAACATCTTCCGCAACGCCCGTGACGGTGTTGGCCGTGATACTACCGAGTGTAACGTTAGAATCGCCAGCGGTTTTCAGCACAAGGTTGATTGCGGAATCCTGTCCGGCGTAGGTTAGGCTTTCAATGGTGATATCCGCGCCGGTTCCGGCCGCGAGCCACTTCGCCTTAAACTTTGTGTCAGCATTGAGCGCGGCCTTGAGCTTTGTGGCAGCCTTGGTTTCCGTATCATCGGTAGATAGATACGCACAACTAATGTCGTAAGCTGTGCCGGTTGCGGCAGAGGTGAAAGTGTAAACGCTCGTTCCGGCTGCCGACGCTGCGGCCGTTACCGAAATGGTGGCTTTCTGCTTCGCCGGTGTGCTGCTCTGAATGGGCAGGTCAACCTTTGTTACAGAGGCAAACGCTTTCGCGCCAACCTGTGGGGTCTGTCCGGCCGTGGTAAAGGTTTCGTCAATCGCGTCACCCGCAAAGTCTGTGCCGTAAACCTTTACAGTCGTGCCCGTGACAGCGGCGGCGCTTGGAGTTATCTTTACATTGCGCGGCTCAGGGATTGCCCCAAAGCCTGTGATAATAGACTGAACCGCCGAGCCAAGCTTGAGAGCGGCAATCCCGTCCGCATCTTCGGCAGCGGGAGCGAGGCTGTAATGAGCCAGAAAACTACGGTCAACTGAGAAGTTACCCGCGTCCGTTTTGATTCGCCCGATTTTCGGGTTAAAGGGTACTCTTGCCATTTTGTTGTTTCCTCCTGTTTATTAGTAAGGGGCGGATGTTTCACCGCCCCAGCTTACTTTATTGGATTATCCTAAGTTCTCTTGACTCTCAGGAAGCCGTTTTTCGCTGTGACATTTCCGCCGGAGAACACAACGCCGCGATGAGCTATCATGCCTTCTCTGAATTTGTAATCTGTCGATCTCTGAACATCGATGTCGGAGAATATGGCCATTGTGTAATTACTGAGAGGGCCATATGCCATGCAATACTGTCCCGTAGTTGTCGCGGCTGCTGATATAGCTTTGCAATTTGAATTGATGATGAAAGGAATATTGTCGATTATTCCGTAATTTCCTTTTGCCTTGACATCATGGATCTTGCGGCCGTTTGAATCGCGAAGCATTGCAAATGCCTTCAAGTCGACTTTGTTCAATACCAGCACTGCGATATCTTCAACATTTTCGTCACCACCGAATGAATATATGATCTCGTCCAGGGTGTTTTCATCAATTTCTGCAAAATCGATATCTTTTGCAGCATCGATAGCCGTTGCGTTGTTGTCGAAGATTCCGACAAAATGCCCGGTTGTTCCGTCGCCGATAAGAATCTCTTTTGTGATTTTCTTTCTCAATGCGATTGAAATCCCTTTAACAACTTCGCCGTCGAAGTTTGCGGCCGGCAATTTGTTTAGTTCTTCCGAATCTTCAGTGTATGCGACGATTTTTGATTTGGTGACATCGGCATACCCGAATGTTGCGTCTGCGTCGGTCAGAGTTGAGTCGTTTTCTGTGGCATACTCACCTTCGCCATATCCGGTTGAATAGGGCTGTTTGAAACTTTCACCACCGGTGAAATGCTTGATGTTGACATTGTCCAGCAAAGTCGATACTTCGTTGAATGTCGGCTTGATATCAGCTGCTTGATACGAAGGGATGATGACGCCGGTTGACGCGATGGTCACTGCACGTTTTTCCATCAGTGCTTTACCGCGTTTTTCTGATTCGCTGTCAACAGTGGGTTTTACGGCTTTACCGAGTCTGCCTTCAAGGTTCTGCTTATTTCTTAAAGCAGTCTCCTCAGCTTCAAGAGTTGTCACTTCAGTATCGAGCTCTACCAGTCTTTTTTCATCAGCAGTTCCGAGTTCGTTTTTGATCTCCGCTTTGCGGGCCATAATTTCGTTCAATCTTTTTTCCATTTAATTTTTTCCTCCATTAATTTTTAATCTTAGTTCCAGTCTTTTTCTTGTAAGTTCGGTATCCACCGTTTGCTGATGTTGTCGAGCTACCGCCTCCGCATCAGCCTTACGCGCTTCGATACTGGTATCGTCATAAGCGGGAATATCCACCGCCGAAACGTCATATAATCTCTTGACTCTTAAAACAGTCCACATCCTGTTTTCATAATCGTATGCTTCCTGACCGATCGTAAATTGAAAACTCATCCTGTCGATATATCCTTTTGATATTTCGTCATAAAGCCGTCTGCCTTCTTCCGTGCCATCTAGCCTGGCGCGCATAAAAAGCCCGGTTCCATCAACAGATAACTGCAAGGTTTTATTTCTGGTTCGTGCTACGACTTTACCGCAATGGTTGTAATTAAAAATGACGTCATCCATCTTTGCTTCAGTGAATGCGTCACTTGAAATTTGTTCCTTGTATTCATTGCCGTTCATTTCAAATAAAACTGTCGGAGAGTTAAATCGAGCGGCATACCCTTCAACCCATAATTCCGGATCCTGTCCTTCTATTTGTTCTGATCGTATCTGAAAATCAAATCTTCGTTCAATAATGTTTTTTCTATCCATTATCATCCTCCTGCGCTGCCGGATCTTCGGCTTCTGGTTTATCAGCTGGTTCATTTCCTGTTTGATACTTACTTTGATCAGTTTCTTTTACATAATTCAAACTGACTTGTGCAACATCGCCACCCTCGACTGGAGCGTAACCGAACATTTCAAGTATTTGATTTTTTGTAAATAATCCAATTTCTTTGGATATTGTCACAAGGTTTGTTTTTGTCTGCATTGATGTGTTCATTAAAATCGAAGTGTTGAATATTATTCTGTTCCCGGCGTCTTTCTCGCCTTGGGTGAAACATGCATTAGTAAAGGCTTGCCCCATTTGGATTAGCCTAGGTTCAATCACACTTTCAAACCATGCTCTGAATTGATCTTCCGTATAGTCAGACATTAAAATATCATCTGATGTCCGCCAATATCTTAAGATGCTATCGCGGATTTCTTTCATCTGCATTGCGTTGGCCGACCACGGCGTTACGCTTAATGGCGTGTATTCTTCCATTGAATCTATGCCGACAACACCGCCGTTTACTGCGGCTGCCGAATATCGTTCGGCAAATGATTGTTGCGATAGTTTAACGTCATCGCCATCAAGCATTGCCTTTTTTTGTTTTATAATCCCACGAATTTTATTTGAAACTGTAACAGCATCAAGTAAACTTGCATTTGTGGCTTTTATCATCGTGAGAGTATCGGTTATCGCATCATTTCCATCACCGGCAACATCGTATCGATTAAAAAACTTTCTAAGCAACACTACATCTTCAATCGGTAATGCTCTTTCCGTTCCTTCGTCATCAACAAACTTGACAGCATATCCACCAGTGTCAATAGGACAGATTTCAAAACTATTCATCGCAACCGGTATCATCATGACCGGCTGCATGTTATCTTTCCCGCCCCATTTGATATAGCACATCGATATCGTATTGTTTTCCAAATGACTAATTAATTTGTATTTAAGATCATAACCAGTCATCAAGCCGTTTGGCTGAAGATTTAACAATTTTGAATACGGTGAATTTCGTTTTATTTCTTTTATTCGGCCTTCCTTGTCTAGAACAACATGCATAGCTTCAGCTTTTGCAGTATGTGATGCTATACAATCAATGACCGACCGGACTGTTTCCTGTTCATATATTTCTTTGTTGAATGGAGCTGACTTTGCAGAAGATCCGGCGTAAACGTATCGAATCTTGACAAACCCGAATAATTTTTGAAATAATCCCATCGTTTTACCTCGCGTCATCGAATATATTTTTTATATTCATCCTCATGGTTATAAAAGCTTGTAAACGCATTCAATAGGCTAACCATCCCGTCAATGCGTTTTGTTGAAGCAGTCTTTACCGGTTGTATTGAATTTATGCCGTCTTTGTTCAGTGTTTTTACTCCAGTGTTTAGCAAACACCACCGTAGCATCGGATTATTGTTGTAAATTACTTTATGATCTTCAAATAGTCCGCCCATTTGTTTCATCGGATATGTCCATGTAATTGGGCCTTGTCTTAAATATTCCATGTCAAATCCGATTTCTTTCATTTCCGGAACCCAATACCCGGATAAAGCGGCGTCATATCCAATCCATAATGGCCGGATATTATAATTTTTTACCATGTCGACAAACCATTGTGAGACTGCATGAAAATCTACTGTTGCGCCATCACATATTGTCAGCCATCCTTGTGCTGCCCAATCCTTGTATGGCGCCTCTCTTTTATCGCCGGTTTCTACTTTGTCAATTCTGGACGCTGGCAGGAAGTATTTTTGTAAGACATAGTACTTATTATCATTCGGCTTACAGACAAGCAGCGTCGCACATGTCAAGTCCGTTGTTGCTGAAAGGTCACACCCGCCGATAGCATATGATTTACGTAAATACTCCATGTCGATTTTTGTTTCATTTACAGCTGACTTATAATCCAACCATGCTTCGGCCGTATTTTCTGGAATATTAAAATCTTTTGTCAGAAGCGTCGGTAAAAACTTCGGATCTCTTTTTGCTTTTTCCACATTCTCTGCAAGTGTCTCATATGATTTAATGCTTCCAAGACCAGGGTTGGCTTTTCCCCAGCATTTCGGATCAGTCCATTCTTCGCGACTGTCGAGTTCATAAATTAATGGCAATACCCTGTAATCTTCATAACCGACATCCCATAAAGCAACATGTGAGTAATACTCATACTTGTTATCAAAAAACATTTCTCTGACAAATCCGTTAGTCGAGATAAGCCATGCAAGCGGCTGCTCTCTGGCTTGCTGTGATTGATACATAACATCAAATACTTTGCTTGTCTTTGCTTCGTGCCATTCGTCAAGGCTAAAAAAATGGGCGTTGAGTCCATCCATAGTCGTTGTATCAGCCGCCAATGCTTTTATGAAAGAAAATGTCGCCGGGAAATAAATGTCACTCTGTCTTTTATTGGTTATGCTTCTCAATGATTCCGATTGCGATCGCATATTGACAGCTTCGTTAAATATAAGAGCCGCCTGGTCTTTTTTATTTGCGCAACAATATATTTCTGCTCCTAATTCGCCATCAGCAACCACCATGTAATGCTCGACTGTTGCCGTTTCCGTTGATTTTCCACATTTCCTTCCGCGGACGTCACCCACTTCACGAAATCGCCGCTTTTTTGTAGATTTTTCTTTCCAGCCAAAGACAAGTTGAAATTTAGCTTTTTGAAATAATTCCAATCTAACTGGTTGTTTGCCCCATTTCCCTTTGCTGTGTTTACAATATTTTTCTATGAAATCAATAACTCTCTGCCCTGCGTATTCATCAAAATAAAAAGGGAAATCCTGTGGCGGATTATCCATCCATCCGACTTCCCTTTCATAAACAGCTCTTACTTTAATGCTTACGACTTCTTCGCCTGTCTGAATTGCATTTAAATATTCTCGCGGCCAATTCATTTAACACCATTCACATATTCCAAGATGCCTTTCCCGGCTCCCGGAGTTGCCGAAGCCGGGAGAGCATCTGCTAATTGCTTCATAATGGATTGATAATTTTTATTCATCGAATTATATAAACGCGCAACAGGCCGCTCGCGATCATACGGATCCATTTTTTCAGATTGACAAAACTGTTCCACATATCCTCCTTCATCAAGATCTTTTTCATAATCTTCTAAAGTGATTCGCATGTATGCAGCTCGCCGGATCAGCCCTTCGATTACAGACTTCTCGTTTTTATCTAAATCGTTGTAGATCTTATTAAGTCGCTTTAATTCACGAGATATCCGTTCTTCTTTGGTATGTTCTTTTGCCATAGTATTCACCTTCTTTGGGGTAGGGGGTTACGCGCAACTCAGTCAGTAACAGAAAGA